ACTCAAGGAGAAGAACACATGAACAACGAAACGCAACGCATCATGGAAGAACTGATGCTGATCTACGGCAGAGACTTGCAAGCCGCGACGATCACGGTGCTACTCAAGGACGGCGACACAGCCTTTCGCTTTTTAACATATACCTTGCCACAAAAGGAAACGGAAAAATGACTGACTACCTAGCTGGAGGACAGGAATTCCTTTACCCATTTGCCGGTGACCCACCTGCGCCAAGAGATACGAAGGTGCTAATACTTACCCGTGGTGGTATTTGCCTAACTGGATTTTGGAACGATAGCTGGTGCATGGGCTGGTTGCCTTTGCCAAAGCGCAACAAGGAAAAAGAAAATGCAAAGTATGTGGCCTAAAAAGATACGTGAAATATTGCGAGAAGAAGAGGAGGGATGTACTATTGCTGAACTTTCAGACAGGCTTCATGCTAACAAAAATTCTATTGCATCTGCTTTAGAACGTATGCCCGATGCTTACATAGACAGATGGACTGAAGCAGGTCAGGGTAGACCCTATGAGGGCATTTGGTGTGCAGTTATACCACCAGAAAATTGTCCTTACCCAACCAAAAAAATGTAATTTTTTAAGTCTAGAATGTGCTTGCAGCACTCCGCTGCTCTTAATCTTTGGAGAAGAACATGCTTTTTACCGTAACAGTTGATTTGGGCACTGCTGGTTATTTTGAGTTTTCTACTGAGTCTTTGTTTGAACTTGCTGAGATGGCTCAGATGCTTGGTAACAGTGACGTTCTAGATGAGGACGAAGAATGCGAGGAAGACGAAGAGTTTATTAATGTTCCCAATAACATTTCAAAATTCTTTGACGAAGAAGAAGAGTACGTTTATGACGAAAACTCTGACTGTTATTGCTGGTTTGATGAAGAGTACGACTCTTGGTATTGGCTGGACGAGGACACCGGCGAATGGCTGTTGGTTGAAGACAAAGCTAAAGACGAAGTTGAAGAAGAATAATTCAACGCTAAAAAGAAGAGGGGCTACGGCCCCTTTTCTTATAGATGAGCAACGTCGATCACTTCGCCGCGAAACTCTACCTGACCATCTTTCCACTTGTGGACTAGCTCAGGCCACAATAACTCTCCATCCTTGATTGTTAGTACAGCAAAACCAGAGCGATGGTTCTGTGGGTTTTCTTCGGAGTAATCAAACTGTGGGCCATCAGTCTCTGCAAGCGTCCCAGTATCCACGCCAAAACGGTTGCCAGAGTAGTCTGCAAATGGAGTGACTTTAAGCGAATGCAAATGTCCAGTAACAATGCTTTTACCAGCATTTACCGTATTGTTATGAGCTGCATGGACACCGCTCTTGTATCGATGCTTAACGATTAGGTCTTTAGTCACCCACGTACTCATACAAAATTCCCAATCAGGAAAATGATCTGATAATTTAAACCCGGGTGTCTGCACGTATTGTGGTGCATTAGCCGCCAACCGCATCTCAAATCGAGCATCATGATTTCCCATTGTGTACAGCAACTTAGCGTTGTGACGTACTTTTTTGGTCAATTCAGAGATTTCACCTAGCATTTCTTTGCAAGCGTTTAGTTCCTCAATTACGCTTGGTGTGCGAGTCCATCCAAGAGGTGGATGGCGAGAGATAGATGCACCATCAAAAGCGTCGCCATTGCAAATAACTGCCTTCGGCTGTAACTTTTCAATCGCCCACAGTAAGCCCTGAAAAGCAGTAGACCGTAACCCAGGCCAGAAGTGAGCGTCAGAAAAAACAACAACTGTTCCATTCTCAATCCCTAACTCCAGTTTTGGTTTTGGTGGCGTCCAAGTTCTAACTTCTTTGTGCGTCTCTAGAGCAATGTTGTGTCTCTTGGCAATAGCATTTCTACGTTTATAAACGGCTCTCTCTGTAGTCTCTATAATTTTCGCTATTTTTGATGGCGACTTATGAATGTTCCAAAGTTCAATAAATTCTTCATCACTAGCAACTGATATGGCGGGCATGATAGTCCTTAATGTAAAAACTTTTAGAACTTACCACACATTTGTTACGTTGTAGGCGTTGATTGGTGTAACAACGAATCTTTATTTTGACTGCTAGCACTGCTACCAAAATAAAAACCAATAATCCCAGTCCAAGCTGTACCTAAAGAACCAAGCATGATGTCAATCTGTGGAGCGTGTTGAATCTGTCCAAACATCAAGCCAAACAAGATTCCAAAAAACCCACCAGTTACACCCATTGCAAGGATAGGGGGGATAAAAGACCGTGTGATAGATTGCATATCACGAGCAGATTTCCTGTCATCATTTGCTAGCTTGGCAAAGTCTAAGTTCATAGCTTGAGCTTGCTTTTTAAGTTCCAACTCTGCTGTCTGAATAGCAGCTACTTGTGTAGCATCTAGTTTGCCGCTACTAATAACATTCTGCACTTCTTCAGGGGCTATTCCAAGAGCTTTAGAAACCGCTGATACAGCCATACCAGCTAGGGGGCCACCTAATGCTGTAGCAATAGTAGGAGCAAGTTGTGTTAGCCAATCCATTTTATTTTCCTTCAACAAGAGTTAGAGTACCCCAGACAGACAACGTAATGACAAGAGCAGCAAGCATAGCAACAAGGGCTATTGTTATGACATCACTGATTTCTTTTTTACGTTTATCAGCTTTCTTTTGTAAAGCTATTTCTTCAGACTTGCGTCTAGCAACTATGTCGTTGCGCTCTTTAATGAGAGCGTGCCATACAGGAGCATTGCCACTCCATATCAACATGTCTTTAAGTTGAGTCTCTGCGTCATTTAGCTCTTTAAGGTGCATTACCGTTTGGAATGCTTTAGATGTATCTGATTGACTAAAAACTTTAGGTTCGGCTGCTATCTTGGCAATTTGATCTTTAGCATCAAAGAACCTCATCATGTCACCAACAATGCCGTTGACATCTTTGCCCATCTTAATAAGTTCTTGTGCCCCAGCTATTGCTGCTTTGGCAGTTGCGAATAGCGTTATGGGGTCTAACATATTAATCCTTACGTCTCCATTCTAGACAATACACCTTGCGTTTATATACATCTCCTGTCCAACCCCACGTTCTGCACTCGTACTTGTGTTTTTCTTCAGCACAATCTGCGTGCAAAGATAAAATAAAAACAACAAGTAAAAGCAGTCTAATCACACATTAGCTGCTGGTTGTGTCTGGAGTCAGAAATAACTTTTGTTCTGCTAGTCTGCGGTTACGTAGACCAGCATTAGGAACACCACCTACCTTGTCCCAACGAAGAAACTGTTCAGCAGCACCTTGCACATCACCAGCATTTAACATGCGAAGCAAAGTAGAACTGCTAAAAGCACCTATGCCTACGTTGTAAGCAAAGATAACAAGAGCATCAAACTGATTCTGAATGATGATGCTAGTAACACCGTTGTTTACAGCACCAACAGTCCTTCCAACATCACCACTCAGAAGCTCAGTAGCTTTAAGGGTAGTGATGACATCACCACTACCACCCACACCATCACCGGGAACAATGAGGTGTCCGTATCCAACAGTCATCTTACCACCAGAGTCGGCGTAAGGCTTAGCACGAAAGCCTTCTAAAGTTTTAAGCAATTCTAAACCATTGTCAGAGAATTTCATTTGTTATTCCAGTAGTAGGATGTTATTAGGAGCAGATTGCATAATGACCCAGTTTGTACCATCAGACACCATTGTTGCCCAGTTACCAACCACAGCTAACAGTATGGCAGTACCAGCAGTTGTGCTATCAATTGGAACAATGTTTGATGACGCTGAATTTACTAACTGCGGCTGCATGTTTTTTACAGTGATTGACCGTCCAACCCAAGAAGAAGCAGCAGGGAATGTTAAGGTTAAAGCTGACCCAGATTTGTTGTTAATAATCCAAGTATCACCGTTAGCAATTGTATAGTCTGCTGTCTTGGTCAATACAGTAGACACAGAAGTATACGGAAGCGGGGGAATGTCATTAGCAACAAGAGCACGAAACGTAGGAGCACCAGTACTACCAGAAGCAGGGCCAGCAAACACATAGTTAATGTGAGCACTGTTAACTCCTGTACCTCCGTAACTAGTTTCTAATGGAGCACCAAGAATAATTGAAGTAAAGCTACCTGTAGAAGGTACGTCTGATCCAATACGAGTGTTGTCTACTGTACTGTTTGTTATAGCTATGCCATTAAAATTAATGCCGCTTACAGACCCACCCGTAATAGCTACGTTGTGAGCATCTTGAGTTGCTAACGTACCAAAGACTTTATCACTGAGTCTTTGAAACCAGTCTCTCCAGACAAAGCTTTCCCCAATCTTATCTTGAGGAATAGGGGTAGTTAATTTAGCCATTACCTGTATTTCTTATTAGAGTACCCCATTTGTTTTAACTCTGGAAGCTGTTTCTCAAGTCTGCATCCAATGTCAATGCGGTAGCCAATGCTATTGGGAATGTTAATTTTTTTCTTGACAGTGCCATAGCAATGCTCACGAGCTTCTTCAACAGTCTCACCTGTACCAGTAACAATACACACGTAGTTACCAGCAGTAACAAACTGTTCTTCGTTAAGCTTAACCTTGCCACTAACCATAGCAGGAGCTTTAGCACACATAACTTCAGCCAAATGAACGTTCTTAATAACATCCTCTTTGGTCAAATCAAACATAGGGTAGCCAGCAGACTCTTTCTTAGTAGTTCCCTTGTCAAAGGGGTACGGAGGCATAGAGATAACAACACCACAAGCAATGTCTTCGCTTACTTTTAAAGTGTCTTTACCGTCTAACAAGTCAAGCATCCACTGAGCTGGATCACCTTTGTGAAGAGCTTGTTGGATCATAAATAGGGGCCATCCCGGACGCATAGTGAACTCTAGGGGCCAAGGTATGCCTTTGTCATCAACAATGCAGTTAACGTCAATGTATCCTGTGTACCGTAGACCCATTAGATAACCCTCTAAGGGTTTCAAAACTTTGTCTGCAAGCAAAGAGTCCTGCACATAATAAAGAATGGTTCCTTCTTCACCTGTAGACACACCAAGATCGCCAGCTAACAGCTTCTTAAACTCGTGGTTAATACACAGATGTTTAGAGAAACCAGAAGAACCAAACCAACCACCAACTGCAATTTCAATGCCACCGTGGAACTCTTGAAGAATAAAAGAGCCTTTGTAAGCATTACTTTTCTTCCACTTCTGAAGCATAAACACCATGTCGGCAGGGGACTTAGAAACATAGCTAAGAGCCTTGTCACCGTCGCCTAGTGGCTTAGATACGTACCGCTTGTTGTTCTTAATAACAAAAGAAATAGCCTCATCGTAGCTTTTAAATTCTGTAGAGGGAATAACCGGGATACCAGCACGCTCAAATATTTCTGCACCGTGTTGCCGGTCTTGTTCCCAACGGTTAGTGTCAATGCTAGGCCCAATAATAGGGTAGCCTTTATCCCGGTAGCGTTCTAGTTGGTGAATGTAGTACGTGTTGTCTGTACAAAAGATTAGGTCAGCCCAGTTCATGTGGGGTTCCCACTCAGGTACACGAGTAAGCAACCCACCATCACCTACCATAGAACGAGAGCCGTCTTTGTTGTTACGGATGTAAGCTTTAACAGTGTGACCATACGCCATACAACGCATAGCAAAATCTAGGCATACACCACCAGCATCTATTAGTAGGATTTTCATTGTTGTTTAGCCCGTTGTTTTTCAAGGTTCTTACGCTGTGTTTCTAGAGACCGTTTTTCTTGAGCATGTTTACTAGTGTAGTCTTTACGACCAGCTTTTATTTCTTTATCCCGGTATTCCCAAGCATTCTCTTTAGTACGCAACTCACGTTCAGCACGAGCTAATTTCTTTTGTTCTGGTGTGCTACCGTACATAGGGAAACCTGCTGTTCCTAGTAACGCACGTTTAAGACCTTCTCCTTCTGGAGCACTCATAGAAGCTTGTGCTTGAAAAGGTATTGCAGACTGAGCAATAACCTTAGCTCGGCTTAAGTAAGCATCTGTTGTTGCATTACCCGTTATGTTCTCAGGAACAATCTTTTGGGCTTGAGGACTTGCGTACTCAGTACCAGCCAAACCTACCCACAAAGCTTTAGGAATAAACCCTAGTTTACTAGCAAATGTTTTATCTGGATCAGCAATCCAATGGTACGGTTCCATAGCGTGTTTCATAGCTTGCATAGACGTACCATCAGGCCACTCAATACGAGTTGGGTCTTTGTTTTCCCACACAGGACGATTAGCGGTCATCATGTTAATGCCGTTAATTAGTGTGAGGTAAGTCAGAGCAGTTTTAAACTGGTACAACCTAGCATAGTCAGCCTTAGTTGTAGGAGCCATCATTCCCTTAATGCCTTCTACTGGTTGCCACTTAGTAGGATTAAGGTCTTTGGGAAGAGCAGAAGTAAACGCACGCAGTGTAGACAACGTCCAATCAGGAGCAAACAAAGCAACTTGCAATGCACGACGACCTTCAGGACTGTATGTAGACATAGCTATACGTTTAGCAAACTCATTTTGAGTCTGCGTAGCAGCATCAAACCAATTCAATCCACCAAAGCTATTGTTTACAAACCCAGCAATTTCTTTACGTTGTTGTGCTTCATCAAAAGGTTTACCGTCTCTAGCAGCTTGTATACGAGCTTTATCAAGATAGGCATCAGCAACCATAATCTTGCCACCAGTATGCAAGTAATCCCATGTGTACTTGTCAAATATGCCTAGGGTGTATTTTTCAACAGTAGACAAAGACTTCTCAAGTACACGAGTCTTAGGGCCGTACTTACCAATCATAGAATCAGCAAACTTACCAACAGAACTAAGAACACCTTGAGATACATCTTCAGGTGCTTCAAGTTGCAAACCAGATTCTCTAATCCACTTATCTACGTTCTCACCAACACCACCTTTGCGGTATTGTTCAACAGCTTTAGATATAGCAGACAACTTTAAGTCTCTACCTGTAGCGGCTCTAACACCTCTCTCAACTAGAGGAAGAACAATAGCTTCTTTAATGGGAGTCCAGATTGGAATCTGAGCACTAGACATAACTTCCATCATGGATTTAGCATGGAAGAAACTACCAATAACGTTTATACGTTTGGTAACTTGGGAAATCATCCCAAGAGCTTTCATCAAATCTTTAGGCCCAGCATCAAACACAAACTTCAAAGCAGGCTCTAAATCAGGGTGTACAGCTTCACCAGAAAACTGTGCGCTCTCAATAGGTTTCCAACCGTAAGGTATTGGATTGTCTTTGTTAACTTCCCGGATTAAAGACTCACCGTTAACGTTACGAACTTGTTTTAGGCTAGCAACAAGATTTTTGTTTTCAATAGCCTTCTCAACAGACATAGCATAGTCGTGATAAATCTCAGCCAAGTTGTCTGTCTTAAGTTTAAAACGATAGTTTTCACCATTGTCAGCTAACCAAGCATTGATACCATCAATGTGTGCTACTAGGTCTTCACGAGTCTTAAGAACACGTTCTTTACCGTATTTAGTAGTAGTCTTAACGCCTTCACCTTTAGCACCACCCATGCCAAAGATGTCATTCATAAACTCTTTAAGAGCAGTAGGAGGTGCAGCACCCTCAGAGACAACGTTACGAGCTACGTAGTCTTCATGCCAACCATTAATAACACCAGCATCTAAAGCTTTCTTACCAAGAGAGTCCATCAAAGCACGGAACTTAGTAGCAATCTCTTTAGCTTTACCAGTCAAGGTTACACCCTTGTCTATGTCATAAGTAAGTTTATTGAGATCAACTTCATTACCTGCCATGTCTAGCAAGTCTTTAGTGTTGTTACTAGTAATACGTTCGTTAGCAGCTTTGTTACGCAGGTTAATGCCTACAAACTTTTCTGTTTCAGCAATAGGTGTTTTCCAAGTCTTTTGATATTCTTTGTAGCCTTCAAAAAACTCAATGGCTTTAGTCTCACCATGTTTCTCGTAAATCTCTTGAGCAATCTCATTGAATTCTTGTTGACTCTTAACGTCACGAGGATCAGTCTTAGTACGGTCAACAGCAGGCTCGGCAGGCTTAGTCTCAGCAGCAGGTTCTGTAGCTTTAGGTTCTGTTGTAGATTTGTTCCACTCAATAATGGGTTCTTCCATTTTTCCAGAGTAGTACTCAGCATTAGATTTTTTAAGACGAGCAGGATCAATCTCTACAACTTTGTATTTGCCTTTTGGAATTACAACTGGCTCTGTAGTATTAACAGCCCATTCTTCTCTGTTTTCTCTGCTAAGGCTTTTAACCGCATCAGAAGAAATTTCAATTGAAACAGGTTTTAATTTATCAAGTGCTTCTGGGTCGTCTATTAATTCGTCAGACTGCTTGGTAACACTGTCTCCTGCATAACGATCAGACACACGAGAGTCGTGGCTAAAAGAAACGCTATTAGTTTTTCCACTAAAGTTAGAAGAAGGACGAAGTATTAAATTGCCAGCAGAATCTATTTGAACGTTTTGAGAAGATGTTCCGTGGTAAATAGTTTTAGGAGCAACAGTGTCGTCTAACGTAGCCGCACGAAATTCTGTAGCGGGTTCACCAGTAGCCTTAGCTTTCTTTTCAGCAAGAGTTTGGAGAGCAGCTTTGTTAGTCTGGTTTTCGTATTGAGCTTTAGTTTGGCCTTCTACTTTAGGAGTCTTAATGTTCTCAGCTTCGTGTTGAAGAACAAAGTCAGCCCACTCTTGAGGTGTTTTAAACGCATCCGCAGCAATAGGAAACACACCCTCAACTTTAGGTTTAGTCCAAGCTTTGTCTAAAAATTGTTGGTACGTATGTTCTGGGTGTATAGAGACCTCATTAGTCTCATGTTTGTACCTAGCACCGACAACACTGCCATCAGAGCGTGTCATACCACGATCTATAGATACAGGCAACCCACCAACTGTTTCTGGGACATTAAACAGGTCAAAGTTTTTATCACCAGCAGTACGCAAGTCACCACTTTGTAAGCCCATCTTAACGTCTGAAAGCTTCTCTACTTGTCCCAAATCTTTAGCACGGTTCCAAGCTTCTTTACGATCTAAGAAGTTACCGTTCTCATCAACAAAACCTTGTGTATGTGTGTCAGCAGTCTCAGTTTTACGAAGTGGGTCGTGCATAGGCCCATGCAACTCTACCTCACCAGTCTCATTGTTTTTAAACGCAGTCTGTACAATCTTAGCTTGAGCATCTTTTTTAGCTTTATTTTCTTTAAGTTTGTCAAGAAAAGCTTTTTGTTGTTCAGGTGTAGAGTTAACTTTAGACGGTTGATCTGGGGTCAACGGAGCTTCCGTAGATGTACTGTGTACACTCTTACGTTCTTTGGTAGCAATGTCTTTAATTACTTGTTTACCAGCAGTTAAAGCAGCTTTGCCACCCTCAGTGCCACCAACTAACATACCAACGTTAGCCATAAGAGGAACAGCTTCTGAAGGAATTCCAGTAGCAGCTTCTAGTTTTTTGCCACCTGCTTCTAGTTTTTTACTAAACCAAGACATAGCTTGAGGCAAAGGAGCATTAGCATAAGACTCAGCTTCTCCAAACAAAGATACGATCTTTTGCATTGGATTCATTAGAGACTGACCTATAGCTTCACCTACTTTAGCTCCACGACCATATGCTTGTTTAGGAGTTTCTCCAGTAAAAGGACTGGCTAACATACCACCTGTAGTAGTAAGTAATTCAGCACCAGTAGCTGCTACAAATCCAGGAGCAGACAAAGGGAAGTCTAGAGCAGAAGCAGTGCCTGCTACAAATGCTTTACCAAGCTTAGAAGCAGTAGATGGTTGTGCAGCAGCCTCAGAAGCTACAGGCGTAGCTGTAGTGGGGTCAAATGCACTAGCAGCAGGTTTATCTTCAACTGGTGTGGCAGTAGATGGATCAAACGCCATTATTGAGGCTCCCATTTACCGTTTACATACTTAGCCTTATTGCCTTTGGCATCTGTGTAAACTTTACCCTCTTCAAATTTAGGAGCACTTGGTTTGGTACTAGTAACATCTGGCTTAGCAACAGGCTTTGCCGCTGCTTCTATTTGCTGTGGCGTTAATTGTTTTTCAGACGTAGCGGCATCAACAATGTTTAGTTGGTGCATAAGCCTGTCCCTAGTTCCTGATGGAGGAAGACGCTTAGCAACTTCTACAAGAGCATCATTCTTCTTTTTACTTAGCTTGTCAAGCTCAGATGTTATGCGAGTAACTTCAGCAGAAGTTTTAGGATCAGGTTTACCACTAAGACGTTCTAGGTTAGCTTTGCTTTGAAGGTCAGCTAGGTCTCTGTTGAGACGTTCAATAGAAGGTTTGTTAACAGAGTCAATACGACGCTCTTCTTCAGCGTACAACCTACCTACCTGTATATCAACACGAGTCTCTTTAGTAGCATCTGCTTTAGCTTCTGCTGCTGTTACACCCATTTGTTTAACTTGAATTCTTGTGTCACCAGCAATCTTTGCAGCTTTAATGTGAGCTTCGTTAACAGTCTTTTGTTTTATTAATGCTCCCTCAATCTTTTGTTGAGTAATTTGTGCTACTCCAGAATTGATTTGACCAAGAAGAGAATCACGCTTTTGTTCAGGAGTAAATTTATTCCAGTTAGCATTTCCAACAGCAGCAATAGCAGACTTAGTAACAGACTCTGGCAAGTTGTTTACGTACTCACCAAGTTGTTCTTTGGGAATAGATTTGATGTTTGCTAGTGCCCTGTTCATCTCTTGAGCATGGGTATCTAATTCTGTTTGTTTAGCTTTAGCTGTACGTTGTGCAGCCAATTCAATACCAGCATTGTTTTTAAAGTATGCTTCTGAATCATTTGTAGCACCAAGTACTGCTAGATTAAGAATCCTAGCAGCAGAAATGTCGTCACCTGATTTCATAGCAGCTTTAAACTCAGGGCTGTTCATAGCAGCTTGAGTAGCTTGTTTTGATTCTTCACCAGCTTTAATGCCAGTGTTAGTCAACATGTTGCTAAGCTTATTTTTTTCTAAAATAGCTTGATCTTCTTGTAACTTAATAGCGGCTTCTTGAGGAGCATACGCAGCTTTAAGACGATCTTGTTGAAGCTTAAGTTGTGTCTCTTCCGCAGCAGCAGCAGCTTGATCTTTAACGTAAGGAGCAGCAGCCATGTTTTGCTGCATTTGCAAAGCTGCTGAACTACCAGCAGCCATATCAGACATCATATAAGCCATATATTAACCTCCAAGGTAATCTAGAGGATTAAAACCAGACATATCAGGAGTGCTTAGTTGCCCTGCTGCTTGCAAGTAATTAGGAGTAGCAGACATAGCAGCGTTGTTTGATAGCATAGTACCGTAATTAGTTATACCACCAAGATTACCAAACATACCACCAAGACCACTAACACCTTGTCCAATAGCACCAATACCTTGCATAACACCTGCTTGTTGTTGGTTTTGCATAGTGTTAGCAAGTTGTGCCCCACCCAAAGGATTGGCACTAGCACCAGAGCCAGTAGCAAGACGGTTAAGGTAGTCCGTCATAAAACCATAGTAACCCTGTTGAGCTTGCTTTTGAAGAGCAGCAGCTTCACCACCTGAATACAGTTGACCAGTAGCAGCTCCAGCTCTTTGGGTAGCTTGCAAAGCAGGTTGCATTACTCCCGTATTATATTGAGTGTAACCGGGCATACCTTGAATGTTAGTAGTACCTCCGGGTTGTAGAGCACCTGCATATTGAGCAGCTAGTCCAGAACGATATTGAGCAAATGGATCACCCGTAGTAGACCCGCTACTACCACCACCAGTAAGAGCATTGATACCACCAGCAATATTTAAAATGCTACCTAGGTTTCCTGTACCAAATATGTTTCCACCAAAACTAGTGGCATCACCGGTTGAACTATCCATACTACCCCCTGTTGTATTACTGCTGCCAAAAGTATTGCTGCCTCCTAAATACCCACCAAGCATACCGCCACCAATTGCTCCAATAGGCCCAGCTAATGCTCCACCAAACATTTTGCCAAGAATACTTCCTGCAACGTTTCCAAAACCAGAAGAGCCCCCACCACCTCCTCCACCTGAACCAGTTGGGCCTCCACCTATACCTTGTCCTGCTGCACTTGCTCCGGTTCCAGATAAACCACTTCCCATGCCAGCAAATCCCATACCAGCACGAGCAGCACTTCCATCTGAAGAACCACCCGATTCTCCACCGCTACCATCTTCTCTAAAAGAGTAGCCTAGTGCTTTGCGCTTTAATTCTAGTATGTTCATATTGTTTTTTAGTTAGCGTCTATAACGTCCACCACCAACACCTTGTTCTTGATCCATCTCACCTATTCTGAAATCTATTTCAGCTCCATCTAAACGTAAGGGGCAGTTACTAGTAACAAGGAACTCCCAAGCCCTACGACGATCAGAACCGCTTAGATAAATTTGCGAACGAGAAGCGTTAAGGTCTACAGACCTGTAGCTAGACCAAGTTTTGTAGTCATCACCACTATGTCGTATTTGCATAGTGCCTACAACCTTGTCTCCAATAATCTCAAGCCTACCGTAAAACTTACGTTTGGTAACACCATTGTCCATGATGTCTGTAACTGTGCGGCAGTAAATAGCTTGTCCGTCATCTTGATACGTATTGGTATCAAAGTAATATATAACGGCTGTGTCGTCATCTAGTACGTATGGAACATTATTTACTTCAGCATAAAAACTGGGACGGAAATAAGACTCTACATACGTACCAGCATTAGGTTGATCGTTAGAAGCAATGGCGTATTGTGTCCATGTGTACCACATCTTCTCATCTAGATCAAACACAAGGGTCTGATTAGTTTTGTGTAGCGTTAGTATGTAAAGAGTGTGCCCATTAAGCTTGTAGCAATAGGCTGTTACTTTACTCATGTCATCTGCTTCTAAATGCTTGTCTACGCTTTCTGTGGAGATTTTAACAGGACTAACACCATCCATTAAATAAACACTACGACCATGAGTTTTAGTGGAACCTATCCACAACACAGTGTTAGTAGTAGAAACGATGCTGTCACCGTTAGCACACCCAATTTCAGATGTATAGCTTTGAGATACAGACAGCGGAGAACCTACGGCGTTAGCATTGTCGTAGAAAAACTGCATACTATTTTTACCCATAGCTACCAAGTAGTTAAGGTGTTTAACAATACCTACTAAGGTGTCTGTAGTCTGTTCAAACGTAATGTAATTTAAAGCATCCCAAGAAGTTGGGTCACCTAAATTAGAGTTGTATATACGGTTAGTAGTTGTACCAATAAACACGTAGTTGTCTAAGAACACAGCACCAGCTACATAGGGGCCACTAGGAAAAGAAGCTAATGCAGGGGTTAAAACACCGCTAGAACCGTTGTCACTAAAAGTTATAGTGCCAGACACAGAAGCAACGTTTGCAGTGTCTAGGGTCACTGTAGTGCCTGCTACGTTAGTTACCTTAGCATTAGGAGCTACACCACTACCTGTAGCAAACATACCAACATAAATGCCAGTAGAGCTAGACACAGTAATGCTAAAAAATCCACTAGAGCCTGTACCAGTGGGTGTTACAGTACCGGGCTTATTAATAGTGCAAGTAGGTGCAGAGCTTAGACCACTACCAGCATTAGTAATAAAAACAGACGTAATGTTTCCGTTAACAACTGTAGGTGTAGCAGCAACAGTACTGCCACCAGAAAACGTTAGGGTAATCCCTGAGCTGTAATTAAAACCAGCATTATCAATGCCTATAGAGACTACTTTGTCGTTAACTATTTGAGTAAAGACATTGCTGTTACTAAGTAAATACCCGTATGCTTTGTTGTGAAAAAACAAGTAAGCATCAAGAAATGTTTTAACAAAGTAGCAGGGATAACCCGAAGCCGAGGTGTTGCCTACAACTGTAGTAGCCTTAGTTATTGGATCAGTAGAGTACACCGTAGTAGCAGGTGGACTACCTAAGTTATTAATAACAGATATGAGCTTGTTATTAAAAGATGTTAAACCAAAGCTAGGTGTGTAGTCAGGAGACACTACTGGAACTACTTTAGTAAAAAATACAAGCCCGGGTCGTTTAACAAACTCTCGTTTTTGATCCCGTGTTTCAAAGACACAGTTAGAAGAATAAGAGTCTTTAGCAAAGCTACCTGAACGGCTCTCAATGGGCTGTGTAAGGGGTATACGTTCTGTTGCCATGCTTACCCCCTGTAAGCAGTGCTGCCAGTAGAACGGAAGTCAGGACTAAAGAATGTGCTAGCTGCTTCAACATCCCAATCAGACAACTTCTCTTTGTACATAACAGCACGTTGAGAAATCTCTTGTCGAGAGTTCATAGGTACACCATATTGCAAAGCTAATTCGTCAGCAAGACTCCACACCAAACAGTTCATCCACTCATTAGGAAAGTCTGGAACATCAGAAGATGCAGCTACGTCATTTAAAGGAAGCTGAACAACAAGGTGTAGTTGAAGATTGTTTTGAGAGTTTGTATCAGGCGTAAGGTACACATACAAGATGCCATTAAGCTTTTTAACGTCATAGAAGATAGTGTTGGCTGTACCTGTAGAGTACTTAGAACCCAATACGTTGTACTCTTGTTTAGACACAACTAAAACTGGCGTATCAATATACGGAGTGCTCTGTATGTTGCGATAGAACCCTTGGATACATTTTAAGGGCCTATCAGTAATAGCAACAGTAGGGGCTTGGGTGTCATACATTAAGTCTGAGTTAGACCCACCAAGAATGTAGCTAGCCTTACCGCTAGTAAGCGGAACAATAATTTCAGAGACTTTCCAAAGCTTAAGACCATCAATGCTAAATTGTTTAACAAGTAGGTTAAGTACCATAGCAGCATTAGCTATAGTGTTGGCATCAGGTGTATCCCCGATTTCAAGCACACCAAGCTTACCAAGAGCTAGTGTAATAATTTGATCTCTGGTAACAGAATAAGTACTGCTCATATAACACCTGTAAAGTCGTTTAATCCGGGATTAAGTTTGCCAGCTACGGCACACCCAGCAATAGCTGTAAAAGGAAAAGCTATAGAACCCTCCATAGTACACACAGGTCGGTAACCATTATCAATGCCTGCTCTAGCACAATCTGCTTGTCCGTAATCTGCAAGTCCTTGAGAGCTTATGGGAGTACAAGAAAAAATAAAATAGTCTGAAGACTCTGGTCTAGTCCAAGGTGGTGCTTGTATGTCTGCTACACCGTGTACAAAGTCTTGGGGTTGTCTAGGTTCCCAATCTCCTTCACACACCATAAGCCCGTCCCACCGCATACGCAGTTCATGGGACTTGTACATTCTTCCACACTCGTCACATATGACGTTCCAAGAACCTGAGTCGTATCTTGGCGTATAAGACATGCTTAACCTACAAACTCAACTACAGCGTTAACAGGAACACCTTCAGAAAAGGTAACAGACGTTGTTGATGTTTCAGTGTAACTAGAACCTAATATTTGCCGTATACCATTGATATATACATTAAGGTTTTTAGCACCTACAGTGTAAGCAAAAGGAACAGTAAACACAGTTTGACCAGACGTAGCTGTAACAGTACCACGTTGTTTACCTTGATAAACAAAGTTGTTTACATCGTTAAGCCAAGCAGAAACAATTGGTGTAGTGTTATCAATGAAGTATGTAGTTGCCATAGTGTGTTCCTAGTAACAAGTTACTTGTCTTGTTTACCATCTAACTTATCAAATATCTTAGCAAGCATAGTCTTGATGTCACTCATGTCTTGTCTATAGTCATCTCTAGCTACATAAGTTTTAGGCAAGTCTTCACGCAGCTTAGACAAATCAGCTTTAAGCTCTTTAACAGCAGCCCACAATTCCCTAGCAAACCATCCAAGGACAGCAAAGCCAATTCCTAGAGCTGTGTCAATAAGGTTTTGTGGTTCCATAATTTATTACTTTGGTTTTGTAACTACTGCCCAAGGCAAAGCAGGTTCTGCGGCTTTCTGTGCCAACTGACGAGCAATTTGCCCCGCTACTTGTGCTTCACCCTCATCTTTTATAAGACGAGTAAATATTTGCTCATCGCCGTTAAAATCTTTCCAAGTTGTAATTTCAGGTGAAAAACACCAAGCAAGTACTTGCTCTTCTGTAAGCTGGTCATAGGGCGTAAAAGAGCTGCTACGCACTAGATTACGGGTGTATGTGGCAGAGGCTATGTTGTTGCTATCAATAGCAGTAATTGTCAACTCAACCCGAGTAACCAAGTTGTCTTCAGCTACTGTAACTTTGTTAACTGACCATTTAAATTCCATGATTGTTCCTTTAATGATTACGCCAAATTGCCGTTTGATTTCCAATTTGCGGATGCCCCAACACCATTAGATGTGGCCCAATACGCAACTGGACTACCAGATGCGGGCAATGTAGTTTCAAATTTTGTACCTCTGGCCCATTTTCCAGTTGTTGGGGTTGTTGTTGTGGCGGAACGAATAATCGCACTCCCATATCCAGTTGCCAAACCAATTACATATTCACTACCGCTAAAAGTACACGCATCTATGGAAACAATTACCTGACTAGCTTGAGACACTTCAATTGTGCTTGCAGTCCCTGCAAAAGTACATGTTGAAACATCCAAAACACCACCTAAGCTAGAAACAAGGTCATTAATCGTAGCGTTATTAATATCCAAATTGCCATAGTTGTACAGTTTTTTTCCTGTAGAAATTGCTGATCCTGATCCTGCAATTGTTAAGTTTCCATAATTTTGCACTATTGCATTGAATGTTAAAGTGTATGTTGCCAATGAAATTTGTAAATTTCCAAGCAAATTAACTACCGTAGTTATAGTATCATTTTTTTGTAGAATAATTTCTACGTCACATTGAGAAGTGGAAAGAAAACTAAACGCATCATCAATTGATACAAATTTTAATTGAGCAGGATAATTGGTATTACCAACATAAGCAGTAGCTTTTGGCTTAACTGCGCCAGATACTGCAAAATACGGAGATGCGAATTTTCTTTCCCAACTTTTAAAAGAACTGGTCGAGAGTGCTTGCCATGTTTGATAATTGTCGGTGCTAGTGCTACTCACCCAAGATTGATCTTCTACATAAACCGAGCAATCTGGGGCATAAACTTTAGCATTAAATGTGCCTTGCATTGAAGCGTTTACAAGTCGGATATTACCCCTATTGCCACCTTGAATATTAATATATGATGTGTTTGCAATAATTGGGGAATACAAGCCACCTTGAATTAATAAAGTTAAATGTGGCTGAGAATCACCAACGCCACCACCTACATATTGGGCAAAATATGCTAATATTGCCGTGGTGGGTACAGTTCCGTTATAACCTGATTCTGCATAGCAGTCAGTAAGAGTAACAATACCTTGTCCAAAATTATTATAAGCAAATTTTAAAATTGCATGGTTATGAGTTGCATCAATGGCTTGATAGCCGTAAATTTCCCATGCCATTTGTTCCATCCAAGTTCCAGCACCATTGCCAAGTAAAACCCCGTTTGCTGCAAATACTATAGAGTTGCTAACTTGGATATTGCTTGAACTAATAGCCATTGCATAACTATTGTTTACAGAATTGGTTGCAAATCGAATGTTTTGCACATAGCTATCATCGCAAGAATAATAACTTGTATCAGCACCAGCGGTTGTTGTCATTAAGCACAACATGGCAGTCCAAGGGTTGTATTGATCGGGCCAGTCTCCAAGAGTTGTTAAATCGCCAATCTGATTCCAAAAAAACAAATTATGAAAAATGTTTCCTGTAACATTTCCTTTTGAGCCAGGTGCTGCTGTACCATTGCCAGCACAATAGATCATGCAACTTATTTTAAATCTTCCATCAAGTGTTAAATTTCCAATATCCACATAGCTAGAACATCTAGCATTAAATATTGCACCAGAAGAAACAAGAGTGCCAACGTAAGCAATCTGCGTGTTGTATTCAGATTCTCCAATAATCTTAATATCATTTCTAAATGAAATGTTAAGTGTTTGACTAATGCGATATGTACCTTGAGGAAAATAAACAGTTTTTTGCTTTCCACGATAAACTACATTATTTCCATCCATTGTAGTTTCTGTTGGATCATATTGTTTTAAAGCATAATTAATTGCAGCTTGTATGGCGACATAATCATCAGTCGAATCGTCGCCTTTGGCGCCAAAATCTTTGACGTTAACAACAGCCCCATTAATCATGGAGAAAGAAACTTTAGTTAGGGCCATTGATTTTCCTTAAATAAAATAACTAAATGTTGCTAGCAAGTATGATGTGGCTTGCAGATTAGTTGATGACAAATAACTTTGCTCATTTGCCAAAATAGTTCCAGTTAAATTTATAAGTGTTCCCGCTCCAACCCCACCAGAAGGAAAATTGGTAAGGAATGTGACGGCATAATCTGCTTTAAACGTCATTCCACTACCTACCGTAAAAGGCAATCCAGTAATTCGCAAATTTCCAGTTCCGCCAGATTTTGAGGCAGTTGATATTTCACAAAAACAAGTAACTCTATTTCCAATGCGGACATATTTTCCTGTTTGAGTTGTGTATGTGCAAGTGGGATCAGTAGTGGTTGCACCCCAAACAGGCGTCCAAGTCCCCTCCTCATACCAGTTTAGCAACTGACTCGTCATTCCTGCTGCGGGGGTGTTAGCGGTGAAGTTGTAACCTGTTCCAGCAGTACCTTGCACAATACCATTAGAAGTTTGTGTGCGCCCAGCAGTCAAGTTGGCAACAGACACTTGTTTAGTTGTACTGCTTTGAACAATAGGTAGTATCTCAGTACCAGCAAGCGGTGTAGTTGATGCTGGTAATGCGGAGATTTTTGTATCAGCCATGATTTATTCCTTATGGGACAAGATTAGTAATGCTGGTAACAGTTCCGCTAGAAATAGTAACCACACCAAAACTGTAAAATTTGCCTGTAACTGTACCTGTAATTAAATAAGTTCCCGCAGGAACTAATACAGCTTTTGGATTGCTTGCTGTCCAAGCGGCAGTAAATGCAGCAGCATCATTTGTAATTCCATCTCCTACAGCGCCAAAGTCTTTAACACTTACGGATTCACGCAACTTAGTCTGCACCGTAGTTGCTACGGCTCCTGTGCCTGCTGGAGTGTAAGCAACAGTAGCAGACGTATCGTTGTACGTCTTAGCATTAACATCATTAAGCCAAGGGGCTGTAATGACAGTTCCAGTTGTAAATACAGTTGAAGTCATAGGTATCCTAATTACAACAAGATGTTGCTGCTAGACTCTTGCAGCAAGTTGTCACCTGTTTCTAATAACAACAATGACGCAGTAAATGGGTCAGAAATAACCCCATACAAATCAGTAGCTACTCCGTACTGTGTAATAGTAGTTGGCCTAGGTTCTTCATAGGCTCCGTACTTGTTCTCAGTAGTGATAGCCATGATTACACACCCATTATGATTTCAACAACACTAGTTGAGGAGATAGCAGTTACGTTAGCTCGAACATATCGCCAAGGACAGACTGTAGTAAAACCATCAGTAGCAGTAGTAGTGCCACTCAAAGTAATTGTGCCCATAGTAATCCAATTAGACTTAACACCGTTAAAAGTGTTTACCTCATTGCTTACTTGAATAAGCACAGTAGCGGACACAGAACCTGTACCAGTAACAATAGCTTGGAAAGTGCCGTAAGGACTCTCTTTCATAATGGGAGAAGATGCACCTGTTGCAGTTGCAGAGTTGACACCACTAAAAGCAAAGTAACGTGGTTGTTCGCCACTCTTAATAAATACATCACTCATATCAAACTCCCATTTTGCTAATGTCTAGCACAATAAAAAATGAACCAGTACCTTTGAATATCATATCAATCTCGTGTCCAATTAGACCGCCAACCCAACCCAAGTCAACTTTGCTGCGTCCTTCAAGAGGAAGAACATAAGGTTGATCACGGTAATTAACTTGAACCTTTAATCCAGACTCAACCATAAACACAATTGAGTCTAGACGAATGTTACTTGGCTTGCCAGCCAACCTAGTCACATCAATAATGTCAAAGACAGAATCATCAGGGTGAACAATAGTTCCTGTTACTAGGAACACAGTATTCTTTCCACCATCACTAACAATGGAAACGTTAATACTGTCTTTGGTTTCTTGGTGAACTAGTTTGGCGTGCATAGACTATTAACGAGAAACTTCTTGAGCTGCCAATACAAAGTCAGTAGTCAATGTATCAGTTGCTGTAGGAGTAATTTGAAATACAGGGCTAAGAACAGCGTTGGTCAAAGTTGTTCCAGTAGAACCAATGGTAGCAGCAGAGACACGAGCAACTGGGCTGCTATAAGCAGTAGAACTACCAGAGTAGACAATGATGTCAGTACCGTCGTAATAAAAACCAAGCTCAACCCAAGTAGCTGCGGCAGCAGTAGCTACACCAGTTACCAAAGTAGTTGCCGTGCTGTTAACAGTAGACACCAAGTTGATAGAGGTAGAAGCAGCAGCTTTAGCAAACCACAAGCCATCAGTAGTAGCAGAACCTTTTTGCAGACCAACGTAAAAAGATACGTTACCTGCTACAGCGGATACTTGGAAACGGCTAGTAAACCAAGAACGATTGCCAGCTACAAACTGATAGAACGTTCCATTCTTGTAAGCAGAAGTAGCAGTAGTAGTTCCACCGGGAGTAAGAATAGCTTGACCACCAATACCGGGGGTAAGAGCAAAAGTAGAAGACGTACCTGTAACAGTGTAGTCAGTACCAATCAATGTGTTGAAGTCATTGGTGTACGTAGAGCTACCAAGAGATTGTACGCTACCAGTGTGAAATGGATCAGGAAAGGGATACGAGTACAAAGTCTCGTTGGAATATGCAGTAGACAGACCGCTATAAAGACGGGTGGGGTTTGACATGATAAGTTCCTTTGACGTTGTTAAAAACAACGCTCAGTTAAGAGCGTCATTGGACAAGTGCATTCTAATACAAATTAACACTTGTGTGGAGTTTTACCGGGATCAGGACGTTTGCCTTTTTCCTTTTGGCGTTCAAAGCTCATAGTTGTTCCTAATAACATTTAAAAATAAACCCCCCTAGACTTTTGATCTAAGGGGGTTACTTGGCTTAACCTAAGTTAAGCTTAGGGGCCGTTAACGCCCCACACAGCACGAGGATCAGACCAGCCAAAGCTATAACGCTCGTAGCCTTTTGCTTTGACATTCATGGTGTCAAAATCATTGTCTTGATCAAACGTAACTGCATGACGCTCATAGTACTTCATACCAGTACCACCGGGGATGGTGTTACGGATAAAGAAGGCATGAGGGCTAGTGAAGTAATGGTTCACTTTGAAACCACCGGGCAAGTAGTTGCCAGACTTAATGACGTTGATGTCATTGTTGGCATTACCTGTTTGGTAGCTAGAGTGCAGAATGCGTTGAGCATTAAACACTTCTTGACGAGCAATGTGCAGAGTGTCAGGTTGAATAGCAACCAACAGACCACGGTCGTTTTGCAGACCCATGATTGCGATTACGGCATCTTCCAAAGCAGCTTCTGACAAGTCAACGTCAACAGTAGGCTTGTTAGCAAACGTACCACCCGAAGTATTCGGATGAGCAGTAGAGCACAAAGCCACGCCATCACCGCCTTGATACGTGCTGTTAAAGGCACGGTTGTAGACGTTAGCAGCAATGTTTTCTTTCGTTTGACGGAAAGACATTGCCAATGCACCAGCGCGTTTTTTAGACACTGTTTCGTACAAGTTGTCATCCAGTTCTTCCTTAGTCACAATGTAGCCCATTGCGTAAGCAACGTGCGTATAGCGAGTAGTAAAACCTTGGACTTCAGAGTCGTAAGCAGTGCCTTGACCTTCAGACTTAATTGGCACAAGACCAAAACCAGACAACTGAACATCTTCCTCGTAGTTCATTGTAGAAGTGTCTTTATCAAACAAGTCTACATACTCTTCGGGATGCTCGTTGTACATTTGACCCCACCAAGCTTTAACGCCGGGCCATAGGGCCTTGGGATGCGATGCGGTAGTAATAACTCCAGCCATGATTTATCTCCTTAATTAAACAGCAAGGTAATTAACGACGCTGCCAGAAGCAGAACCGATAGTACCAAACTCGTGGTAGTTGAATTTGCACAATACGCGAACGTAAGGGCTAGCTGCGCTAGTCACTTGGTTGTCGCCTTTTTGTACAGCACCAAGCAAACGAATTGGCAAAGTAGCCGTAACAGCAGGGCCGGTAAGAACCATGTCAGAGTACGGAGAACTGTTGCTCAAAGAAGTTTGATTAGCAGCGGAGATGGTCACAGCAGCGTTCAAAGACAACTGAGCTTGGGTAGCACCCGTAGCATCAAACTGAGCTTCAAACAACACAAATGGATCATCAATAACATACACGTAGCGAACTGAGGTACGAGTACCAGCAGCCAGATAAGCTTTTTCCAAAGCCAAAGAATTACCAACCAAGCTTACGCCCGGATCAGCAACACGAATACCAACAATGATACCCAAAGGCAGAGCAGAGGTAGTAGTAGCACCGCCCCACTTCTGGACATAACGAACACCATTGGTATCCGAACCAGAAGCAGACATCACGCAATCACCGATTGCATAGCTGTTGGTAGTGTCAGAAGTAGGGATAGCGTAAAGACGACCCTGCTCATTCCACTTGCCACCCAGCAAGTTACCAACAGGACTGAACCCGTTAGCTTTATTTACGTTAGCCATTTAAGACTCCTTATAAAACATTAATTAAGTTTGATGCCATCACGAGGTGTATAAAACGAAGAATTCTCTCCAGTAATCTTTCCCTTGCGAATAGCAGCGTCAATGCGATTGTTTTTTGCTTGAACTTCGGCTTGATCTTCCTCGTACCATTCTTGCCGAATCTTCATTAGATAACCGTACTGCTTAGAGCCTTCTGCCCTAGGATTTACAAGATACCTAATTCTTTCTCCAAGGTCGCCATTACGACTAACGACATTCTCACTTACGCCACCAACTTCGTCGGGTGCGACAAACTCATAACCACCGTCCATAGCTTCTTTGATACGACCACCATCATCGGTAAAGACATGGAGGTGATACCCCGGAATTTGATTACGAACAGTTAACTTAGCTTCTGTGCCGTTAAATGTATTACGGCGTTTACGGGTAACACCATCAACTGCTTCAGATGGTGCTTCTTTTGTTTCTTGAGCTGCTTGATGTGCCGCCATATTGCGGTCACGTTTTTCTTCATAAGTCAAAGCGCGTGGCATAGTATATTCCTTTTAAGTTAATTTAAATTAAGACCAATCAAAATCTGCAACGTACTGTTCTCGGGTCATAAGCTTTTGCTTAACAAACCGATCACATGCAGCTTTTGCTTCCGAGGGCAAGTTGTCATACGATTGGCTATTGCCACTAGTACGACCACTACGACCTGAACCGGATTCAACACGACTGCTTGCAGTATTCTTTTTAGCCCCACCAAACTTACCGGGGAATTCTTCTTGCAACACTTCGTCTAACTTATCAAGAAAAGGTTGTCCTTGAAGACCGGGAAACTCTAGACGAAGGCTTTCACCAATACCGTTAGCAACGCTAGTCATACGACGGTCTTGACCAAACCAGCTATTGCGATCTAACCAAGATTGCAAACTAGGATCAAGACTTGCAGAAGCTTCTAGTGCTACTTCTTTGGTACTAATAACATCTTTAACAGCTTGCTTAGCCTCTTTAAGATTGTCCTTTGCTTCATCCAATGCGTCATCAAGAGCATTAACTTTCTGACCGTCACCATCACTGATGGCTTGGGCACGACTTTCTTTGATCTCCTGAATACGTTTTTCGTAATCAGAGGCTTTGCGTTCGTAAGCTTCTCGCTGAAAGGTTTTAAATTCTTCAGCAGCTTGTCGGAATTCTTTTAGTTGTTCCTTCGTTTGATTTAAGTCCTTCATTAGGTTCTCATTATTCTTACGCAGAATAGGGAGAATCTCACGACCTCGTTTTACAAACGTATCCGCATCAACCCAGTCTTGCTCATTGCCCCGGAACCGTTCTTTAGAAACCCAACCTTGCGATTCAGCCTCACGAACTATTTCTGGTGCTGTCTCATTAGAGACACTTTGTTCTTCGCTCATATCTTACTCCTAAAATTAATTAACTGTCAACGCTTAGAAAGATATGGATCAACCAAATCTACGTCAGCATCTAGTGTGCCTGTAATGTCGTGGTCGTTAATCATGCGGTAATTCTCGCCATCTTTACCCGTGTAAAGTAGGCCAGCATACTTTGCAAAAATAACTTTATCTCCAACCTCACACCATTTTGAGTGGTCTTCAAGATAGCAATGTTCACCCATTGCAACTACAACACCTGTAGTGTTGCCCATCTGTTCTCGTTCAGCAGTTACCTCAGTAGTCAAAAGAATTCCACCTTTAGAAACTTTAGCAATCTCTCTAGGCTTAATAAGAATACGATTACCTACAGGGTTAATTCCAGACTCATTACTCATTTATTTCTTCCTTACTTTGTTTGAAATAGGTCTTCGTATTGTGTGTCCAAGATGACAGCAATTACTCGGCAACGGCCTTTAATTTCTACTTCATCTTCAAACGCACCGTCTGCTAAACCTTCTTTCATGGCTTCACGATCATCCTTAAGAACCTTCATAAATCGTTTGGTTACAGGATGGTGTTTCCATTCTTCAAAACTTTCTAGCGTAACTTTCTCAAAAGACATACTTACTCCTAATTAAAGATCATAGTGGTGGTTGCTCCATTCCCCCCATGCCCATACCTTCGGCTGGTGCTTGAAGTTGTTGTTGCTCTTTTTGGTTACCCATCATTGATGTGTAGACCTTATTCATTGTGTCAATAGAATTAATAATGCCTTCTCGACGTTCACGTTGCATACCAATCTGTGTGTTGATTTCTTGTAGACGAAGTTTCTCGCCTTCATGCAACACACCAATCTTAATTACCTCAGCTTCTGCTTCTAGCTTCTTAATTTTGGCTTGGTTAAGTTCTGCATCACCCATAAGTTTAAGCAAGCCCATCTTCATAGCCAATTCAGATTCAGCTTGTTTACCTTTAATCTTCATTTCTTCAATTTGAAGTTTAATGTTTGGTGGTTGAGGAATAGCATTAGGGCCTTTAGGATCAGGCAATAGCTTGTCAATGTTTGTAACCTTCATTGCCTTCAAGAAGGTGTACTCAGCTTCATAACGGTTATACAAGCCAGGAGTAGCAGCCACACGTTGAGCAATTGCAGCAGCTTGATTAATACGTTGTGCATCAGACGTAACACTTGGATCAGCAGTAGGCATAACGTCTGTTACTGGGCCTTCGTAGTCAGTAGCTAAAACAATGCCTTCGCTCTTAGCATTAGATACGTATTGCGTGTTCTCAGTAACAAAGATTTGATTTAAGCGGTACAGCTTACGAAACTCTTGTTTCAAACTACGGTGAGTTCGTTTAAAGATTCCGTTAAATATTTTCATGCCCTGCTCTGCCATAGTGCGAGTAGTTTCAGCAGGAGTATTCTGTCCGGGGTTTTGTCCGGACAAGATGTCTACAGAGCCACCAATGCGTTCACCATAGTTGATTAACAGGTTTAGCAGGGTAAAGAGAACCTGAGAGGGTTCACGGACTGGTAGAGGAACAATACCTTTACGCAGATCATCTCCAGTTGTGTCCACATGCTTCCACTCCATAGGACGGAAAGAATGCTCACCACCACGAAGCTTGATACCACGACTAAGGAAACCACCAGCAGTATTTGCCAGAGTACCTGCATCCACAAGTTGGTTGACAATGGTGTTGATTGATTCATTAAGGGGGCCAAGAAGAACGCCAAATCCCAAGTCATAAAAACCACCATCTGGAGAAGGAACAAAAGGATATTTAGTAAAGTACTGCTCAGCTTTAATGCTCAAGATTACTTTATCATCACGAGCATACTCAACATCAGACTCAGTGTAGCGTGCAACAATACGGGCTACTTGTTTGTTGTCTCTGCGTACATACACAATGTAGGGTTCAGCGTAACCATCATCATCAAAGTCAATGTGGCAATGCTGCTCAAGAATCTCAATAGGAGTACTAGAGTCGTTTGGTTCGGGTGGGGTAATGCCTTGAGCTTTGTCTTGAGCTGTTTGCAGGTTGTTACCCATAGCCCAACCAGAAGAACCTTGTTGAGTAGACTCAGAGATTTCATTCCACAAGCCACGGGCTACACGCTCATAGATTTCATTGCGAGACATTTGCAACACATGTGTTACACGGTTTGCAGTCTCTAGACTCTTAGTCCAATAGTTAACAACTAGGTCTTTAGCAAGAACGTTTTCAGAAATGTTGTGCTTGCGAATGGGGTCATAATAAGTCTTCTTAAAAGCACAACCAATAATAGGTTGAGTAATAAGAACTTTATCCATTTCCGATTCCCAGTCTTCATCTTCTTCAAGAAGCTGGTAGCTCATGTGTTGTTCAACACGAGATGAGCGCAAAGCACGTAGACCTTCTTTGTCATCACCCACTACACGACATTTGACTGGCAAGTCACTGTCAATCAGTACTGGGTAACTACGTGCGTGATATTGCAGTGCAGCAATAGTAATAAGGGGAAACTTAACATTACTGGCATTAGGCCAAGGAAAGTTTTTAGTCTCTGCAACTTGTAGAGCAAGCTTGAGAGAAGCTTCTGTACGTTTTTCCCAAGCACTACGGGACATAAGATCAGCATCAAAGTCTTTGACGATCTGACGACCAATTGCCTCCAAGTCTGCTTTGCAAAGGAGGGGAGCAATATTGGCCTCATACATGAGGTCTTTAATGTCAAATTTATCTTTGAGGTTCATATCTTTAGTATCCACAAGTTAAGGAGCGCCCCTGCGCGTCTGCATTGTTTTCTGCTTTATAAGCTTCGTACTCTTCGTCCTCAAGTTCCTTTTCAGTAGGAGCTTCCCACATCCTATCGAGCATCAAGCCCAAGTAAGCCCAAGCATCTACTTGGTCATCATGCTTATCTCTAGGAAAGCGTAGAAGCTCATCTTCAAAGTCTTGATACCATTCAGCGTCTTTATCAAACCGGCAAGCTCCACTTCTCATACGAGCTTGAATGCTTCTAGCACGAGTAAGTTTATCACCGCTTGGTTTTAGCAATACAGTGCTGATAAATTCACCACGCTTAAGCATCTCCTCATTGAGGTAGGGGCCAATAGCCTTTTGAATAGTACCTTGCTCAAGTCCAAAGAGTACGGGCTTATAAATCTTTTGTAGCATTAGGATTGTATCCACAATTTCTAATGCGTCCATACGTTGCTTTACAACGTGTACTGCGTACAACTTTCCATCCTCATCCATACCACCAACTACAAAAGCAGAGTAGTCAGCTCGTTGAGATTGAGATACAGCCAAGTCACAGGTAGCATAGTAAATCAGTTTCTTTTTCCTGTCTTCTGGTTTCATAGCTACAAAATCTGTTTTTTTAAAAAACGTATCTGTAACATCCATTGGAATGTTTAACATCTCTTGAGAGTAAACGTCAGCCAGACCTTGCCTAACAAAATCATCCTTTTGTAAACGAAACTCTTCAGCAGACTTCATCTCAGGCCACAACAGAGTTTTAAAGTCGTCTGTGTGGGCACGGTATTTAACTGATCTCCAAGGAAGTTTATTAAGAGAATACTCTTTTAAATCTTCTTGAATAAGACTCTTAACACCACGATGACTGCTTAACAAAGAAGCAGGCATTAAATTTTGAAGCAAACTATCTAGGTGAAGGATAGTTCCAACAATACGAATCCTGCCGCTTGAAGAGACACAAGGAATAAGAGCACCATAGAACCAGCGTTTAAATTTCATACGCCGGTCTTTGTTCATAACAATCTCGTCGTTCTCCATGTCATCACCAATGACTAGATCAGGACGAAGGTTAGCCCACTTTAATCCACGTAGCTTTTGTTCAGAACCTTTAGCTTGGATACGGAAAGTATGTCCGTCTTCCATTTCAACTATTAAGTCGTCTTCAGTATCTTTGGGGAACGGCCCAGACTTAATACCAAACAAAGAACGTAGATCATCGTTATCTAACAATTCTTTTTTGATGTCTCCTAGAAACTGGACTGCTTGTGTAACAGTATCTGAAACGATTAAGACGTACCTAGACTCCCTAAACAATACTGAAGCAAGTGTATAGGCGTGAGTTACAGCAGTGCTCTTAGCGTGATACCGTGGAGCAGCAATGGCTACTTGCTTGTTGTTACTAGTAACAAGTTCCCATATCTCTTTGTGAAACTGGGGAGTAGGAGCAGGCTTGTCAAAGTTTTTACGAAGAACAGAGTTGACAAACCCTTCCATGACTTCAGCATTAAGCTTAGTCAATTAATTGTCCCTCTACGTTGATAGTCTTCATAGAAGCAAACCTAGCAAACTCTTCAGACAACCGTAGCAAACGATCATCAATAGTTTTCTCTAGTTCTTCTTTAATAGGAACTTCACGTAGCTTCTCTTGCTTGGTAAGCAGCTCAGTAGTAATCTTAAGAGCTACGTGTGCCTTGATTGGCACTCTAGTAATCTCCCCAGTCTTTTGATCATACTGGGCATCACCTAGGTCTAGTCTGTCTTCTACAGCTTTAAGAGCTTTGTCTACAACCCGCTTAAGGTTGGAGTCCATCTGCTGCACATCTTCAGTCTGAAGCTGAAGAGCAAACTCTTTAAACCAATCAGAAGTTTTCCACAGCTTTAGGGTAGGTAAGGGTATACCCGTAACAATGGCTGTTTCTGACAAGTTGCCCAGCATCAAGTAGGTACTCACAGCTTGTAGCTTTTGATTGTGAGTCCATTGAGACTTCTTGTACCTACGATCAACTGACTTTCTTCTTTGCATTTTATTTCTTAGCTGTCTTGGCAGACTGTTTAAACGCCTTGGCTGTAGGAGCACCCTTGCTGCCCGGTGTACGCATTTTCTCTCCAGAACCTTTGGCTATACGCTTCTTCTTTGCATGGATATTGGCATACAAGCCTTTAGGTTGTTTACCTGTGTTAATAGTCATTTAACACTTCCATTTCTTAAGAGCTTTATTAATCCTAGAGTTGGGGTCTTTAGCTTTAGCTGTCCCTGTAAGCTTCTTCTTCATTCCACCCATACGGGCACAGAAGCTATCCTTACGACTACCACCTTCAGGTTGAGGAGCCTTAAGGTTGTGTCCTTCTTTTTTAGCAGAAGCCCTGCCTTTAGCATTAAGGCCCCCCGAAGGGGATTTGCCTTCTTTACGTTGCCATGCAGGAGATTTTTTACCTGTAGCCATACTGCACTACTTTATTTGTAGCTAGCCATAGGCTTCTTTTTAGCCTTAGCCATTTTTTCTTTCATCATTTCTTTTTTCTCTTTAGCCTTGTCAACCATCTTGGACATAGCTTCTTTTTTAGCTGGCATAGGTTTCTTCTTCATCATGATGGTTCTGTCCTTTAAAAATAAGTTAAGGATGTAGGAGCAGTCTTCTCTACGGTGGCGACTATATCATCCTTTTAGACTGTGTGTAAGTGTTGTCTAAATACAACACATAGACTGTTGACACCTACTTCAGACCTTGGTGTACAATCTTTATATTCTTTTTCTTTTTACCGTTTTTCTTTTTCTGGTGCAGGTATAGAGCGTTGTTAGTAGTAGGGCCGTAAGGCCCTTTTTTATACCTACTGTGTTTTGTGTCCTATGCGAGTCCTGTAAGGACGAGCACCAATGGACATCCCCCTCTAGAAGCATCCCCCCCTTGTTCTCCGCAGACCTCAACGAGGTCGAGGACTGCTATTACAAGGGGTATCCCCCCCTTGTTTAAAAAAGTTGTGGCAGCGTTGTAAGCCTTGATAAGTAAAAATTAAAAACAAAAACATTTCCCCCCTACCCCCCTACTACTACAGGGAGAATCACTAGCTTGCTATACTTTTTATAGCACCACCTTTTATATCAATAACTTACACCATCTCCCCCCTACATAAACAGGCCACTGATGTATCCATTGATCTATACATCTAGAACGCATTTAAACAACCCTTCTTGCCACCGTTTGAGGTGAGTTGATGGGGAGGTACGTTCCACTGCGAATCGGTAGCAGACGACCACTCCTTGATCCGAACGGTTGATTGCTTACGAGCAGAGCTTGCTTTATCTGAGCTCGATCTATGATAGGTTTCCGCATACGACCTCACTTGCGAGGGGTACTTCTCCAGCGACCTCATTTCATTTACGTTACGCTGTTTCCAAGAATCTTTGACCTTTGATTTGTGAGTCATTGGTTGAGCGTTTCCATCTACGTTCTTGTAACATTTTGACCTTAGATTAGGTTATCGTGGTAAAAGCCCCCCCGCTTCTTGTTCAGGTTGCCATCGTTCGCTGCGCTCACTAGCAGAAACCACGCCAGTCGCTGTCGTCCGCTTCGCTCCCTCGGCTTTGTGGCATGGCTCCGCGCGTTCCGCGCTCCGGGCTAGCGCCTTTCTGCCTTGGCAATCGCCTTCGGCGACTGCGCCCCTACGGGGCTTGCCTTCACTCCCAGCTCCTGTGAGGGGGGCTTTTCCCCCTCAATAACCCAACCCAAGGAACCCAAAATGTCACAAAGTAACTTCGACTTCAACGCTTTCAACACAATGACAGAGCACAAACCAGCACGTCTTCAGATTTACTTGGCTCAACAGCTTCTCTCCAATGCTCTGTGGTCTTTGGAGAAATACGACAACCCTCGTCAAGTCGAGGTTCGTGATGCTCTCAACGCTATCAAGACTCTTCGCAATCAGATGAAAGCTGACGCTGCTGCCCGTGAAGCTGCTCAAGCCTAATCTCCCCAAGGTAGTGGTTCAGTCCACTACCTTTTTCTTTGTTTCACTATTGGAGAATAAGTTATGAATAATTTAGATTTAGTCGATGAGATGGATTGGGAAGATAGTGACAAAGTTACTATCTTGACTCTTGATGAAGCAGGTTTGGAAGAACTTGCTTTGGAGACAGAGACACATCGGTATGGCAATGTATTTCGTTCTGGAATCATTGCTTATTTAGATTGGTTCTATGACGGAGAATCATCTGAGTATACGGAATAAAGTATCTTACTAAGTAATTGGAGACAGTTACTTACTGAGGCTATTTTGCCTATATGGAGTTTATTATGAGACAACATTACGACATAACTAATGATATTTACTATCGTAAACAACGTAACTCTCTTATACGAGAGATTATTGCATCACTCATACTAGCTGGTGCTATAGGTATACCCTTTGCAATATATTTCTGGAGAATGTAGTATGTATCACATAATATATCTTAATGACAATGCTACGTTACGTAGAGCTAATCATGGTGCTACTGATATTGAGTGGGAGCATGGATGTAGAACTATCCTTATCTCTGGTGATCGAGAGACTGAAGCTCTAAAGTATGCCAATCAGCTAGGCTTTTACATGCTTAACGCTAACGATTGGAACGAGTTTATAAGCTCACGAGATGATCCTAGTGTTACTAGTAACAACAGCTACATCAACTCACGACCACGACCTGACAAGTGGGACAACAGTCGGGAGATTTACTGATGTATTACTTACTAAAGTTCTTTAGATTTCTCGGTATGGTGACAGCAACACTGTTGTTAATTAGCTACACATGGGCAACTACACCCATAGTTCTACCCAAAACTTGTACTCCATCTGTCATAGATAGGATTCTCAAATGAACGAACACTACCTTCCAATCTGTACCTGCTGCTACGCAGTACGTGTTGAACCACAACGAGCAAAGATGACTCGACCAACGTGCATGGAATGTGGAGAGATGCTGGCACAACGTGTCAAGCACACCATAGCACCAATGAACAAGAGCAACTACATGCTCTTCACTGATCCAGAGATGCTCAAGCAGCTCAATCCTAAGCGCACATCGACGTAATGACGCTCACCCCTAGCACCCCGAGACGCCAGCGGAGCTGGCATACGGGCTGCGGCGGGCTTCGCTCAACCAGTGTACCGGGCTAGCTCCCGGCCCTTAAGGGGGGCCGTGAGGCTGCGCCCTCTGTTGTTTTTTAACCACACATAGGAGTTAACTATTATGACCTTGTTTTACATAGAATCAAATGACTACGACGACGTGCTCGTAGAGCTAAATCCAGAGGATACTCGTGACCTTTTCAATGACGAGAACAACAACGTCAAGCAACAAACGGGAGACAGTTCAGAGTTCTACAACTGGCTTCTCAATCACCCCAAGTAACACAACACTATAGGTCATTCACACGAGTGACCTATGTTGGCAATGTTGCCTACATTGGAGATAGATCATGGGCTTAGACATGTATTTAAATGGTCACGTTCACGTTGGTTACAACGACGAAGTAGTAGCAGATAAGATTGCTGCATTTTTTCCTGAAATCAAAACAAGAGCTAAGACAATCATTGTTGAAGCTGCTTATTGGCGCAAAGCAAATGCTATTCATGGGTGGTTTGTAAAGAACATTCAAAGTAATGTTGATGATTGTGGTGCTTATTGGGTTAGTAGAGAAGAACTAAAAAAACTTGTAGATACATGCAAAGAAGTTCTTAATAACAAAGACAGGGCATTAGAGTTACTTTCACCTACACCGGGGTTTTTCTTTGGTGATGCTGCTGTAGACGATTGGTATTTTGAGGGAATCAAATTAACTATTGAGCAAATAGAGACTTGTTTAGCATGGCCTGATTATTGGAGCTTTCAATACCAGTCTTTTTGGTAAATCACTTTTACATAGCCTTGGATCAGGGCTATGTGGAGGCAATGTTGCCTAAACCGGAGATAGTAATGGATACACCAGTCTTATCGACTTTGTATGCTGCTGCTACTGAATCGTTAGTTTCAGACGCTAGTGCAACTAGTACGTTTGAGAAGATGATTACAGAAGCATTTACGCATGGAACTATTGATACGTTTGCTAAAGACCTTCTTGACACTGAGAGGCAGATCAAGAAAGACTTTGAAGTCAAGTCAATGCCCGGCCCTTGGCGGTCTGCTAAGTCCGTCATTATGGGAGCCATGAAACTCAGCATCAAGCTAGTAGACAGTAATGGCAACTACTTTGGCAAGACTGCTCTTCAGAACAAAATCAAGGATTGCAAGGTTCACACTAAAGAACCAATCAACTCTGATGCTTATGCAAACAAAATTATCAAACTTCTTATGGAGATACCAGAAGACCTTGACGCTGGTCTTATTCTCCGTTTGGTTGGTGACTTCATTCGCGATGCTGACTAATGCTAACGCAAGGCATTGAAGTAATGAGGTACATCCGAGCTAGTGCTGGCAGAGCTGGCATCTCGGTTGTATTTGAAAATATTAATCAGCCTAGGCATGATGGCAAAACTATTTATCTGCCTAGGATCACTGACAAAACCAGTGATGACGAACTTAAACAGCTAATGGCATCTGTAGACCACGAGGTTGCACATGATCGCTTTAGCTGCTTTGATGTTCTTGCGGAGAAGAAGCTTGATGGTTCTGGTATCTTGATGTTTGTCTGGAACTTCTTAGAAGACTCTAGGGTTAACGTCATAGAGGCTAAGGAGTACAGAGGTTTCAGAGAGAACTGGGATCACTGTAGCTCTGAGCTAGTAGCAGACATTCTTAAAAGAGCTGAGAAAGAGAAAACAGCTTCTTCAAAGCTTACTTCTTCGTTGCTATGTTGGGAAAGCCACATATCTGCGACTTACTTTCCAACAATGGAGTTGGTGGTTAGCCGATTCGTTCCCAACAAAGAGATTACAAATGTTCTTAATAACTATTGTGATCGTCTTGTTTCTTGTCATCAGATTCTCAACAAAAGACTAGGTACTGAAGCAACGTATCAACTGGCTGTAGACATACTTACAGAGCTGGGTGCTAAGTGCAAAGAAGAGCTTAAGGAAGACAAAAAGCCTTCAGATAAATCTAGTGGCAAATCAAAAGGCAAAGCAGAAGAGTCTGAATCTGAAGATAAAGAGTCCGATGAATCTCTGGAGCATGAAAAGGGTGAACAAGACTACAAAGTCATCAACATAAAGCTCACCAAAGAAGACCTAGAAAAGTTCTCTTTGACTATGCCTCAAGATGGTGCTGAGATGGGTAAGGTTGGTGTTAACTTTGAACCTGTAGACATTGGTAGAGATAGATGGGACTTGACTGACTACAAAGATTTCATTGTAGTTAACTATCCTAAAAAGACTGGTGATACTACTTTTTTTAATAAAACAGCCACTAGTGAAAAGTTTAAAACTGAGTACAGGAGTAGGGTTAGTGACAAGCTAGTCTCTCAAGAAAATTTTGCTCAACAGGTTCGTAGGCTAATACAAATCAGAGCTAGAGTACAAACTCAATACGGCACTAAACGCGGCAAGCTAGACCAGTCTAGACTGTCTCGTATTTGCTTTGATGCTCCCGGATTCAATGAGCGTGTGTTTAAGACTCGGATTGAGAACAAGACTCTGGATGCTGCTATCACAGTTCTAGTAGACATGTCTGGCTCTATGGCTGGTGATAAGGCGTACTACGCTTTAGCTTCTACTTTGCTGCTAAATGAAGTGTGTTCAACACTAAACATACCACTAGAAATCATTGGTTTTACTGATGGATACATCTCTGGCTCAACAGTTGCTCCAGTCATGTTTATCTACAAATCTTTCTCTGACCTAAAAGTCACTGAAGATGCACTAGTGCATGATTTTTCAATGAGTAGTCGTCACATGAATGGCAACCCTGATGGTGAAAACATTCTCTGGACACATGATCGCTTGATCAAACGTAAAGAGAAGAAAAAGATCATGGTTGTTATGTCTGATGGTAGTCCAGCAGCTTCTAAAAGTTCTTATGGCTTAGAAGGCTTTACTAAAAAAGTCATCGATGAAATACAGGGCGGTAAAAAAGTAGACATCTATGGCCTAGGTTTGTGTAGTGACTCAGTTAAGTACTACTACAAAGCACACGATGTTGTCTCTGAACCCCAAGAAATTCCCAGCAAGTTGTTATCCTTAATAGAAAGAAAGGTGTTAAGTCATGTCTAGTACAGATAAAGTAGAAGACCTCGTTAAGAAAGCTCTTAAGGAGGCGTTAGATAAGCGCAAAGTATCTACTCCAACCCCGGCAGAAGCAGCATTCACAGAGATTCTTGAAGAAATGTGTCCCAGAGAGCTAGCTACTCCACATACCCCACATTTAGGTAGGATCGCCCTTAAAGCTGATCAAGCATATTTCTCCGTTGTTACTAGAAACACGGACATAAATGCAGAAGATGACTTTCCTGTCTCAATCTTTGACTCATATGATTGGGATGAGCGTATTGCTTCTTTTATTCCAAAGGTAAACCTTAACTACGTCATTGATGCAGAGCTTGCAGCTAGCATCTTACGTGCTTGGGAAATGGACGAAAAGGTACTTTGTTATGGCCCTACTGGTGCTGGTAAGTCTTCTCTGGTTGAACAGTTGTGTGCTATTACTCGTCGCCCTTTTATCCGTATTAACTGCACAGGAGACATGGATAGCTCCATGATCTTTGGTCAGCTAACAGCTAGGGATGGCTCTACACACTGGGTTGATGGTGCTGTTACAGAGGCTGTACGCTATGGCGCAGTTTTTGCTTGGGACGAGTGGGACGTAACTCCTCCAGAGATTTCTATGGGTCTGCAATGGCTCTTAGAGGACGAAGGCAAGCTGTTCCTAAAAGAAATGCCCGGTAGTACCAAAGACAAACAAGTGATACCACATCATCACTTCAGGCTTGTGGCAATCGGTAATACACAGGGTCAAGGTGATGACACAGGTGCTCACGCTGGTACTAACGTACAAAACTCAGCTACACTAGATCGCTTCGGCACAGCCGTTTACGTAGGCTATCTCAAACCAGATGTAGAAGAAAAAATGATCCTAAACAAGTGGGGTTCCACTATCACGGTCAAAGCAACCAAGGAGCTTGTTAAACTTGCTAACTTGATTCGCCAAGGCTACCAAGCTGGTCAATTCAACTTGACTATGTCTCCTCGCTCATTGTTCAGCATTTGCAAGAAGCTGTCGTATGGTTCTACCTTACACAAAGCTTACCAAGTGGTGTATCTCAACAAGCTGAATGAAACACAACGCAAAGTTGCTGACGAACTCTTCATCAAAATTTACGGCAACGTAGTCTAGAACTGCAAAACCATATAGCCTTCCCTTTTGGGAGGGCTATTTATTTTGGGTTTTATTAAAAGGAACTTATGAAACAAACTCCTAAATCATGCAGTTGCCCAGCATGTAAAGCTGGAAAAACTACTAAAGGTGGTAAGTACATGATGAATCAAAAAGAACGTTCTATTCGTACTGCATGGAGAAATCAACGCACTAAGGAAGACCCAATAGTGAGTCCAGCACCAAGTGGGAGTTACTTTGATTGATCGCAGACTTATCTTAGCTAATGCACCATCTGTGATGGGGCAGCAGGTACACGTTAATCACGTTGGATGCCCCTCTGGTGAGGACACAAAGCGTAGGTTGTATATCAAACGTACACACAAAGGTGTCGTGGCATATTGCCACCATTGTGCTGAAGCTGGCTTTGCTTCTGATGGTATTAGTGGTGATCGTATGGCTACGTGGCTCACTGAAGAGAAGGTACTTGATACAGTAAAAACACCAACACCAAAGCTAGGCCCACTAAGCAGTGCTGCAAAAACGTGGCTGTTAAAACACTACTGTAGTACTGATTACTTTGGGTTTAGTGGCGTAGAAGGGAAAGACCATCAAATTGCGCTTACACTTCGCAGCCCAGAAACAGACATCATTGGTTATCAGGTACGTAACTTGCTTCCTAGTGCTACACCAAAATATATAACTACTTATTTACGTAACGGTAACAAAGGTGACTCCGCATGGTTTCACTACAAAAACAACAGATCACTTGTGATTACTGAAGACTACCTCAGTGCATACAGAATAGCCCAAGATTCTGATGGAATGATTAGCTCTTTGGCGTTACTAAGAACAACAATCACAGATCGCACACTACTTCAAATATATGAGCTTGATTTCAAGAACATAGTTATTTGGCTTGATCCTGATGAAGCAGGTAAAAAAGGAGCAGACAAAGCACAGAAAGAACTAAAACACTTCCTACCTAGAGAGACATCTATTCAGTACATAGACATTGGCTTTGAGCCAAAAGAATGCACAGTAGGTGAATTAATATCAATGCTTATAGGACTTTAATGGACTACGACGTTCTATTTCTTTGCGCTGAAAGCAAAGAAAACTTACAAAAGTACAGGCGGCATATCAAACCGCATGTAGTGGTCAAAGAGACCAACATCATTCTTGATGGCATGGAGAAATACTACAAAACATTTCCAAGTGTCACAAGCTTTAACTGGGATGCCTTCAGTGCATTTTTGATAGCAGATCAGAGCAAACGACTAACTGACGATGCAATCGTTAAGTTGCGTATGACTTTGACTAAAGCAAAGATGTACACACCCCACGTAGCACACGAGGAAGTTATTAAAAGCATTATTGAGCTTGACTACTTAGCTCAGATCATGGAAGAGTGTGAGCGCGTTAAGGAGGGTTCTAGTGACCTAGAGCATGTACACATGCTTGCAACTGATGCTCTTAAGAGCGTGGAGAGATTCATTGAAAAAGATGAGCTATTTGTTTCTGCTGATTTATCTGGTATTGCAGATCGCATTAGTAGTACTGGCTATGAGTGGCGATTGGACGTGCTTAATCGTTCTCTTGGGCCTCTCCGTAGCGGTAATTTTGTCATTGTTGCAGCGCGTGTTGAGGTAGGTAAAACAACATTCCTAGCAAGTGAGGTTAGTTACATTGCACAGCAGTTGCCTAAAAATCGACCTGTTGTGTGGGTTAACAACGAGGAAGAGTCTTCAGTTGTGTTCTTTCGTATTGTTCAAGCTGCGCTTGGTAAAGAGTCTAAAGAACTTATTGTTGATTCAAAGGTAGCTATGGAGACCTACACAGCCTTGATGGATGGGGACAAGAACAAGATTCGTGTTACTAAAGACACCAATCATGTGCGTGACCTAGAGACTTTGTTTCGAGAAGTTAATCCCGGATTGATTGTGTTTGACCAGCTAGACAAAGTAGATGGTTTTAGCAAAGGAGACGAACGTGAAGACATCAAACTTGGCAAGATTTATAAGTGGGCTAGGGAACTTGCCCGCACTTATGGGCCTGTCATTGCAGCTTCTCAGCTTAGTGCTTCGGTTGTTGATCTTAAAGACCCTCCGTTTATCGGAATGGATGCTCTCCGTGGAAGTAAGACGGACAAACCGGGCGAAGCAGACGTTGTACTTACTTTGGGAAAGTACAAAGAACCCAAAAGCCCCGAAGAAGAAATGATTCGGACTATCAATGTTCCTAAGAACAAACTACCCGGAGGAGGTGCTAAACACGTCGAGTCAGATCGACACGGACAATTCCTAGTAACTATTGACCCAATCAGGGCAAGGTTTGAATAAACAATGATCAATACTATAGGTGGAAAACCATGACCATCCCGCTGTTCGCAGCTATTGACGTTGAAACAACACTCAACGGCAATGAAGAAATAGGACTAGCTCATCCTATGAGCCCCGATAACAGGGTAGTGCTATACGGCATTACCAACAGCATCGGTGTTCCTCTTACAACTGACAGTTCCAAAACTTTTAAATTGGCTATAGCTGACTTTATAGGAACAGGTGTTACTTATTGTGGTCACAACATATCGTTTGATTTGTTGTACTTGTATCGAGAGAGTTCTGCTCTTAAAGAAGTATTTCAATGCAGTAAGATTTGGGATACACAATTAGCTGAATACATTCTTACTGGACAGCGCAGCAAGTGGTCTAGTTTGGATGAATTGTCTGTCAAGTACAACTTGCCAGTCAAAGACGACAAGATTAAAGCTTACTTTCAAGCTGGTCTTGGTTCTGACAAAATACCAAAAGAAGAACTAGAGCCGTATCTCAAACAAGACCTTGAGAACACTTTTGTTATAGCAAATTTGCAATACGTAGAAGCTGAAAAGAATGGTCAGGTTGCACTAATACTGTCTCAAATGGAAGCACTACACGCAACCACAGAGATGATGTTTAACGGCTTACACATTGACAAGGCAGCGTTAGACTTGTACACCGTAGAGGTAGTTAACAAGTACGTGGATGTACAACTTGCTTTGACAGACCTTGCAGCAGGACGAGTTGATGACATCAACAGTCCTAAGCAGTGGAGTCAATTCTTCTTTGGTGGAACCAAGAAGGTTAAAGTCAAAGAAGAAGTTGGTGTTTACAAGAACGGTAACACTAAGTACAAACTTGTAGAGAAAAGCATTAAGATTCCAGCGTTTATTAAGTACGTGCCTGACCCGGAGAAAGTGTCTGCAAAGACTGGTCAAGTAAGTGTTGATGATGCTGTTCTCAATGACATGTTGCTACATACAGTTGACGCTGTTGCAATTAGTTTGATTAAGAAGCTTTTGCAATACCGAGAGCTGTCTAAGCAACTATCAACGTATGTGCAAGGCTTAAGTAAACACATCATTGGTGACTTTATTCACGGCAAGCTTAACCACACAGCAACCGTCACAGGTCGTTTGTCTTCAACCAGCCCTAATTTACAAAATATAAGTAATAACCCCATCAAACAAATCTTTACTTCGAGGTATGATAGAGGTTTGATTGTTGAGGTAGACTTCAACCAATTAGAAGTTGTTGCTCTAGCACATGTTACTAAGGACAAGCAATTGACCAAAGACATCGGTGGTGGCGCAGACATTCACTCAGAGCTGTACAAAGACATGTTTGGCAAGTACCCAACTAAAGACGAACGTAAGCCTTTCAAAGCTAGGACGTTTCAGCTTATCTATGGTGCTGGAGCTAAGGCTATCAGCAAGCAAGCTGGATGTAGCCTAGACGAAGCCAAGAAGTTTATTGATGTCTTCTACACACGTTATCCACAAGTGGCAGATTGGCACAAGAACTTTGCAGCAGAAGTAGAGCGCAATGCTACCTACTCTAAAAACGCAGACGGACTAACAGAGAAAGTTAGGACGTACACACTACTTACAGAAACTGGTCGTAAATTCTCATTCTCTGAGTACCACAACGAAAGTACTTGGTCTACAAGAACTTACAACTTTAGCCCTACAGAGCTTAAGAACTACCCAGTACAAGGATTAGCAACAGGAGACATTGTTCCGCTTATGCTGGGCATTATTTTCCGTTTGCTAAAGAATAGGGATGACGTAAAGATGGTTAACACTATTCACGATTCCCTAATGTTCGATGTCAAAGGCGATTCTGCCGCTAACTTTATATTGGAGATTACAGACATACTTAAAGAAACAGACAAGTATTTTCAAAAGACTTTTAACAAGCCGCTATCGCTGAAGCTCAATGCAGGCGCTAGTTATGGCCCCAATTGGTTCAACATGGAAGAAATGTAAAATGGTAATGATGACAGGCGTTGTGGAAGCCGTATCCACTAAAGATGTGACTACTAAGTTTGGTACAAAACCAACTTACTCCTTCAAAGTCAATGGAGGATGGATTAAATGTGGTTTCAAGAACCCCGGTGTTGACGTTGGTTACACTGTAGACTTTGATGGTGTTACAGGTACGTATGGTATAGAGACTAAGGCAGTCAACATTACTAGCCGTACAGCAGCACCAGCAGCAGCACCTAGTGCTACAGCAGCAGCACCAGCTAAAAGCTACGGTGGTAGCAGCTACAAAGAAAAAGTATTTCCTATTCCAGCATTGCACGGTGATCGTGCTATCGTTCGTCAGAACGCTCTAGCTCGTGCAACTGATCTGTACATTGCAGCTCGTGGTGCTAAGCCTTTTGAGTTGGAAGCAACCACCTTAGATGTAATCATTAAATTTGCTCGCAAGTTTGAGGCTTACACCGCAGGTGATCTAGATATGGCAGAAGCTATGTCTGAAAACTCACAAGAGGCTGTAGAATTTTAATTGTTTTACGGAAGCTGTTAAGCCAGCATTCGAGGATGTCAACGTAGGGAGTTTTCTGGCTTTCTGTCCTACCTAGTTGAAGACCAAATCGAAGCTTCCACCATATGGGTCAGAGGAGAAATCCTCTGGCCTATTGGACTGCGGTCTATGCCGCATAACCTAGAAAGTAAACATGAGATCATTAATTGATGGTGACATTGTGGTATACAGAGCCGCAGCGTCAGCAGAAGACGAAGAGCAATGGGTAGCCCTAGCTAGAGCCGATAAGCTTATGCAAGACATTCTAGAAGAGACTACAGCAGACAGCTACAGTGTGTACCTTACAGGTAGCGGTAACTTTCGTAGAGAAATAGCACCCAGCTATAAAGCTCAACGACCTGATGCTAGGCCCAAACATTGGCAAGCAGTACGAGAGTTCTTAGTAACACAGCACAAAGCTGTTATATGCAACGGGTTTGAGGCTGATGACCAACTAGGCATTGACCAAGACAAGACTCACAAATCAACAGTTATTTGTTCGATTGACAAGGACTTGCTTCAGATACCCGGTAGGCACTACAACTTTGTCAAGAAGGTGTTCCAAGAAGTAACACATGATGAAGGTATCAAGTTTTTGTACGTACAAAGCCTTGTTGGAGATCGCAGTGACAACATCTTTGGTGTTCAGGGCATAGGCCCAGTCAAAGCTGCTAAAGCTTTAGACGGACTGCTTCCAGAAGAATACTACGACAAATGCAAATCTATGTACGACGATGAGGAACGCTTTCATCTCAACATGAAGCTACTCTACATCTGGCAAAAACCCAACGACATATGGCAGCCGCCAACAACTGCGAAGCAGAACATCTCCGAGGAACGTACCCCCACGGGTACGAATCCGACGGAGCAGCACAACACAACCACAGAGGGCGGCAATGCCTAGACCAAAACGACACAACCCTTCTGGATATAGAAGCGGATTAGAAGTTAAGTTTCAAGCTGCTTGTGCAGCTAAAGGTTGGACTCTAGGATACGAACAAGACAAGATCAAGTACGTAATCCCGGCAAACAACCACACCTACACACCTGACTTTACTGTTACTAAGAACGTCTACATAGAGACCAAAGGTCTATGGACAGGAGCTGACAGAAAGAAAGCAGTGCTACTTAAACAACAGCATCCAGACATTAGCATTTTGTACGTGTTTCAACGTAACCAAGGGTTGTCTAAGAAGAGTACTACAACGTACTTGGATTGGGCTGCTAAGAACGGTTTGGAGGCGTGTGTGTTCTCAGACACAGCACACTGGACAGAGTACATCTTGAAACACATTTGAGTGATATGACTATTAAGCAAAACAAACAAAGCAAGTACCAGTCTTCGGAAGAACGACTTGCTAAAAAAGATTGGAGTAACCGTAAACAAGCTAACAAACAAAGAGTGTTATTGGAAGCTAAGAAAAAAGCTTTCCAGTACAAAGATTACTTAAAAGAAGATGAAAACTTATGACCTATGCAGATATAGAGATGAAGATTGTGCAGTGGGCTGAGGCCCGCAAGATTGTTCCTAATAGCACGCCAGCAACACAGTTGCTCAAAGCTATGAGCGAACTAGGTGAGCTAGCTGACGCTACCATCAAGAATGATAAGCCGGGTATTGTGGATGGTGTTGGTGACGTAATGGTGTGCTTGGTAGCTTATTGTGCGTTGCATGACATCAACCTTGTTGGGTGTATGTACGCAGCTTACGACGAGATTAAACACCGCAAAGGTACGTTGTTGCCTAACGGAGTCTTTGTTAAGGAGAACGCATTGCTATGAAACTTGACGCAGGCAATCCAAATCTGATGAAAAAAGCCATGCGGGTAAACACTATTACCCCGCTCAGTTCATTTGCTAAAACAACCGGCGATAAAGAGATACAAAAATACCGCACGGGGTATGTGCCGATAGAGAAAGAACCCGGCACAGCACTGCCACAATCACTAAATATTTGGGAGCAACCTGTTTACACACCAGATTACACTGGTTACGTTCGCCCCGGCGCAGATGACCACCTGAAAATTAAAAGCAAGGGGATGTGATGACTAAAGATGTATTAAAAAAGCTGGCGGAGGTCACAGAAGAGCTGGGGCTGTACGCACAGCCAACGCAAGAGCTTGAAGCCTGCTG